TCTAGATCCTTGGGTTGGAACCAACCTTTGGGTATCACACGATGGAACTGCACGTCCTTGTAGTCCTCCAGGCAACGCTTGGTCTGGTTCATCCAGTTGCCGTAGAAAGTGGCCTCGTCGCTACGCTTCTTGTAGTTGCGGGTGTCACCAAAAACGTTGTTGAGTTTGTATCTGTTGTTCTTGCTGTCTTCCCTGTGCCCTTGGTAATCAAAACCCAGTATGTATATGTCTTTGAATCCGTGATCGCAGGCCAGTTTAAGTGCTGTTGGTCCACTGCTCCATCCCAGACTGGGTTTGCTCCAGGTCACGTGGTCCAGCAGTTTCTGGTGTTTCTCGTATTGATTGTTGTAGTTGGAGTACACTTTATTATGTACAACATAATCAGTCTCCGCTATCTCTATCATCATCTTAGGATCGACCGCCACCAACCAGTGCGGTTGATGTGTCCTGTACACGGCGTTGCAGGCATACACTGTGCCTTTTTCTTTGAGATCGTTGATATCTATGCCCCTACGGGACTCACCGTTACCCAGTACGAATGCTGTTTGTGACATTATAACTCTAAGTTATCGTCTTGGGCAGGTTGTCCGTACATCTTTTGGACGAATACTGCCTCTTCCTTCTGTTGTGCATCGTGTGCCTCTGATGCCAACCTCATAGAGTTGATCTGTTTGAGTGTTAATCTCGTTTTCCTTGTGTCTTCTGAATCTAGAATTGAAATATCGTTCTCAGGCTCATAAGTTTTGTCCTGTTCAAAGCCATCTGCGCCGTATGTGAAGAATTCATTCAGTTTCATAAACGTATTTAATCCTTATACCTGTCCGCCGCCACCTGTGCCGCCTGGTGTCTGTCCACCTGGGGTCTGTCCTGGTCCGCCTGGCTGTGGTGATCCTGGTTCTGGTGCTTCTGGATCTGCTGTTGGTTCCTCGAATTGGTCTAGGTCTGAACTGATTCCTGACTGTGTCACACCGCCACCCCTCAATTCATTTGATTTGCTCTGTTTCTTCTGTGGCACGTTGTTCTCTTCCGCCCATAGTTCGGCGTTCCTTGCCATTTCTTCCTCAGAAAGGCCTAGATATCTCTTCAGTGCAAACCTCTTACTCATGTAAGGCAGATCCGCCACTGCTGTGAATGTGTTTACTCTGCTTTGGTCCATTTCTGTCTGTCTGTACTGTGCGAAGTTTTGTGGTGGGTTAAGTTTAATCTCAAACATACCGTTGTCTATGTTGTAGCCTTTGTTCTTGACCCATAGTTTGAACTCACTGTCAAATGTTTCCGCCAACATCGATTGTAATCTAGCACAATACTTGTTGAATCTCAATTCTTGGATGTATGCTGTTCCTACCCTACCGTCATTGTACTGTTGTCCACCGTCTTCCGCGCCTGTTGGTAGATATGAACTTGGAATCCTCAAACCCCTGAACAGTTTGTTAGTGAAGAATCTCAAGTCATCGATCTCACCTAGGTTTGTACCACCTGGCAGTGTGTCAACTTTAGATCCTCTACCCTCTGCTGTCTGTGGGAAGAAGTAATCTTCGTTTATACTCATTGGATTGTATGTTGCATCTATGAAGTTTGCTCCCCCTGATGCACTCGGAATTCTTCTCTGGTTGATCTCGTTTTTCACTCTCTCAACGAACTGCATCGCCAAGTGTGTAGGCATGTTACCCACGTCAATGTAGAACACCCTTCTTTCAGGTGCTCTCTGCACCCTGTAAATGATGATCGCGTCTTCTAATAATTCTTTCTGTTTGTAAACTTTGAATACCTGTTCCAACACTGACTGTCCAAATGGGAATAGGTTGTCTAACCCATCTGACATTGACATGTGAATCACGTGTTCTGCGTTGATGTTGTACGCATTCATGGTCTTGTAGAATCTTCCACCTGCGTTTCCGCCCGCGAATCCTGACATGTTGTTTGTGGCACCTGCGTTTGCATAACTTTGACCGTATGCCGCTGTACCTCCGCCTGTTGTTCCACCGCCACCATAAGTTTGGTTGGGTGTGATCTGTGTTGCCGAAAGTCTCTGTAGGTTAGGGTTGATGTCTCTGATCACGTACTGTTCGGGTTTCTTGCCTTCAGATTCGTTTACGACGATCCTGTCAACTTTTGCGTTGTCAACGTACAACCATTTCTGTGTTTCTGGATCTCTCACGAAGAAACAGTCTCCGTATTTCAGTGCGTTCCTGAAAATCCTAAAAATTCTCTTGTTGAACTTGTTACTTTTTGTCCATTGTTGCAGTGCTTTCTTGAGAAGTTTCACTTCGTGTTCTGTGGTCTCGTCCTTGAACACAAGATCGAACGGTGTCTCGTTTTCCGTGTTCTTCTGTGTTGAGAATTCTGCCAGGATGTCCAGTGCCGCGTTGATCTCTGAATCCGAATCCATTTGGTCATACTGGAAGTATCTCTGTATCCTGTTGGGGTGTCCCGTGTACACGTCCGGCAAGTAAGAACTGTAGTTCCTCTTGGCGAAGTTGGGTACCTTCTCTCCACTGATCGGAGACATGTTTGCGTCTTTAAAATATTTTTTCCAAGCCATACTATATTATACTAGACTTCCGCTCATGTTTGCAAGATTAAAATTAGTCTTTTTGGTATTTTTTTCTGTCATAGCACTTACTGTTACAAGCATATTTAAGTGTTGTTCCATCGTTTTGTTAGTTTTGATCAGGTCGTTCACGGCAGTGTTGAGTGCTGTGAGGTCTCCCATCGTGTTGTCTATAGTGGTGTTATTGGTAACCAACTCTTTTTGACCTGTGCTAGAAACCGCTGTGCCCGTGGCCAATATCTCGTTGGCCAGGTTGGCCAATTGATCTCTAGTTGCCACCGCCTCTCTGCCGTGCAACATCACTGGTGTTCCAGAACCAAAGTTTTGTATACCGTTGGATCCTGTGTTAAACAGTGGCATCTCTGACGCGGAGAAATCGTCTATCATATGTTTGTTACTAGACCCTTCGGATCCGAACAGTCCCTTGCCTGCTTCTGGGAAAAGGAATTTGTTGAACCTGTCCATGAGACCACCGGGTTTGGCCGTGTTGCCCGGGGTTGGATCTTCATCAAGGCCTAAGGCATATCTCAATGCCTGAGCACTTTCGTGTACCGTGTTCCTGAATCTGCCCAGAGCACCCTCGTCCTCGGTCATCTTGGATAGGTAACTTGTGAATCCTTCCAACACGTCTGGCAGAACCGAAAACACTGTCTGTATCCTCACGTCCTGTAGGGTGGCGGCTATGGCGTCAAACTGGCTGAGCACGTTGACAGCCTTCTGACCACTGGTTGATAGTCTTTCCAATACGCCATTTACGTCCTGTTTATCAACCCCTTGACGAATACCGTCCGTGGTTATCTGTATGGCCTCTGCGAAATCTCCCGTCAGTATACCCAGGTCGGCGAACGGTTGTCCGCTCTTGACCACATCCTGACCAATCTGGCCGAGTGTGTTCTGGAATGTTCTGAATGCGTCTGGATCACCTGCTGTGTTGATGAACGACATAACGGCTCTTCTCATGTCACCGCCCGTCAACGCCTCCAGTTCAAAACCCAACTTGCTGGTAGGTCCCCCAAACGCCAACAACTCTTTAGTGAACTGTTGCATCTGTGGACTCATCTGCCCGAACGCAAGACTGATAGCATCCGCCCGTGTCTTCTCCATGCCGGCCAACTTCATCCTCATCAGTCCATCGGCCATGGCGGCCTTGTTCTGTTCGTCCAGTTCCTTGACACTCTTACCTGTCAAAGCACTCAGTGTTATCAGTTGTTTGGTATATGCCTGTGTGCCTGCTATCAACTGTTCGTTTGTGAATCTCTGTAAGTTACCCCTTGACCTTTCTGCTTCCACGAATGTCATAAGGAATTCTGAAGTGTCGTCTAAGCTCAATCCAAAACCTGCTAGGTCTCTTTCGGTCATATTCCTTAGGCCCCGGCCTAGGTCGGTGAACTGTGATACCCCTGCCTGAACCGTGCCATAGAATTTGCCCAGCAGTGTGCTGTTGGTCGCTATCAGGTCAGCGAACTTGGGTAATGGTATGGATGCCCTCGCCGCCGCGTTGCTGAGTGCCAGGATGTTGCCATTGAATGACGCACCTGTCTGCGACAATTGGACGAAAAGTTCTCGGGTGGTGTCCATGTCTCTGGCTAAGGCCATGCTGACCTTACCAAAACCTGGTATGTCCTCTATACCCAGTGCCACCGCATCCGCCACACTGTTGATCTGTCTCGACACGTCCGTGAACCCTAGGGCGGTCTTGCCCGCGGCCATGAACGGTGTCGCTATGGCATCGAATATTTTCTTACCGATTCCCACCATGCCCTTGCCGGATGCTTCGGTCTGTTTCTCGAACTTGTCCAATGCGGAAGTGGACTGCTTCAATTCCTGCTCTAGGTCATCGAACGATTTGCCCGATTTCTTACGCTGTTCTATCTCTTCCTTGATTCTCTTGATGTTTTCCTTCTGGAACACCATGCCAGACTTGACTGTTTTGGCCTGCTCTTTCAAGGCCCTGTTGGATCCCTTGAGATACGTGACTCCGTCCTTGAGTTCTTCAAGCAAGTCCTCTAGTATTCTCTGTATTTCTCTGTCCATACGGTTTTTATTTCAGCCTTTATCTGCGTACATAAATATTGACACGCAAGTTAGTTTAATGTATATTTATAGATAGAAAAATGACAGATCAAAGACCACTAGAGAAGTATTACAGACAGCCCTCAGTCTACATAAGATTGCCCAGCGGCGGCAAATACTACGACGGTAGCGTGTTCACCCCAACAGAGACAGGTGAGATACCCGTGATGCCCATGAACGCCAAGGATGAATTGGCATTCAAAACACCAGACGCAATGATGAATGGTCAGGCCACGGTGGACGTGATCAAGAGTTGCATGCCTAATTTCGTTGATCCATGGAGGATGGTGAACTACGACACGGACGCGGTGCTGTTGGCCATACGAATCGCCACTTACGGTGAGACCATGAACATCAAATACAACCTACCGGTCACAGGTGAGGAAATGGAACACACAGTGAACCTGCCCGCGTTACTCGAGGACCTTGCTAAAATTGAAATCAAAGATGAGGCTGTGACCAGCAAAGGATTCAAGATCCTCATGGAACCATTGACCTACAAGACGCTGACCAAGGTACAACTGGCCAACTACGAATCACAGAAGATGTATGGAGCGTTGGACAATACCGCACTGGCGGACGAGGACAGGAGCAAGGTGTTCAGGGACACATTTGACAAGATAAACAAGATCAATTTCAGCCTTTTAGTGGACGGCATCAAGATGATCACCACACCGGACGGTGCCGAGGTTTCAGACAGGAAGCAGATCATCGACTTCTGCAATAACACGGATGCCAAGACAGTGGAAGAGATACAGACGCTGTTGGGAGGACTTAGGAACCAAACACAGATACCTCCATTGACAATGAAGTCCACAGAAGAACAGATCAAAAAAGGGGTGCCAGCCACTTACACAGTGCCGTTGACATTTGATAACTCAAATTTTTTCGTATAGAACTGCTGACAAAGGATAACTCTGACATTGTTAAGTACCTAAAGGATTTCGATAACCAGATCAAGAATCTCAAAATGGAAGTAATGAAGATATGTTGGTTCATGCGTGGCGGAGTTACGTGGCAAGAAGCACTCAATCTCTCGCCGGAGGAACGTGGAGTAATATCGAAACTGGTAAAAGAGAACATGGAAACTACCAAGAAAACCGGTCAACCTTTCTTCTAGAATATAGTATACTATAATGGTATTCGAAAATGCAGATAATTAACACTTACATATGTCCGAAAAAGACCTAGTCAAGGAACTCAAAGCCGAAATCGTAGAAATCACAAAAGACCGTGATGACGCTCTGGCCAAAGTCAAGAGCAAGGAGAGCCGGATGAAGCAGGTGTTGATCAAACTGGAACACAGAGAACAGGACGTCCAGCACTGTGGACACAAGATCGGTGAGCAGAACAAGGAGATCTCAGATCTGAAGGCCAAACTGGACACCAAGGCCCGACTGTTGGACGAGGCTCTGCAAAGGATAAAGGACATACATGACGACTCAACGCAAAAAACAGACGCCGACGGAGACGATCAAGACCTGGATCAGTGATTTCGTAACTCGACCCAATCCCATATTCGGTGACCTACCACCTTGCCCGTTCGCACAGAAGGCCATCATAGAAGACAAAGTGACGTTCCTGGAGTTGGACGGCGTGGCAAGTTATCCCACATTGTACCAGCACATACTGGAATGTGACTTCGAGGAGAAGGACGTGCTCTGCATGATCGCCCAGCCGGATCATTTCACGGCCAAGGAGACGGTGGACCTCGCACACGATCTGAATCAATACTTCATGCCCAAGGATGTGGTGGTGTTGGAAGACCATCCTAACATAGATGAACGTGTCAAGGACGTGAAGTTGAACAACGGACATTACATACTGTTCCTTGCACAGAGCCTGAGCAAGTTGAACAGATTTTCAAAAATACTAGAGGCAGGTCCCTACTACAAAAATTGGTCTAAGTCTTATCTCGAATCAGTGAAAGGTTTCCGAGATCCCGAAGGTTCTCGATCCTAGAGTCCCTCCTACACAATCTACGGTATTCCTTCTTGTTGCGGCTCCACTCCGTGCCCGTCCACCACTCAAATCCTTTATAGTTGGCCTTGTATTCCGATGATGTCTCGTAGCCGGATCCCATGTAGAAGTAACTGACGTAGTTGTTGGCGGCCCACTCTATCTCCAGGTCCAGCGTGATGTCTGATATGGGTATGGTGTTGGCGTGTATCACTGATTCCAGGCCGTGCAGGTCCTTGCTGTCATAACTGTCAATGGTGCTGTAGTGTTCGTCCTCCCAACGGTATCGCTTCTGCTTGGTGAAGCCCAGGATGTTGTCCGCTGTGCCGGTGTAGAATATCATGAACTGGTCACGGGCATTGTAGTTGGAGAATGGATCGTAGTCCTGTGTGAACTGCTTACGCTTCATGTACTGCTCGTAGATGTGTGGCAGTCCCAACAGTTTCACCATCTCGGATGCGTCAATTATTTTTAACCCGATCTCGTCGCCCTTGTACTCGTGTCGCTTGTAGCGTGGCTTGTACAGGTCCAGGTTTATGCGTGTGCTACGTGATTGGTAGAACACCTCACGGCCCAACACCGGGTGATCCAGTGCCAGCCAACCTCGGTCCAACGCCTCGTGTTCCTCGTCCACGTCCACTATGGCCATGGGTCGGCATATCACAAGGTCCTGGTGTTCCTGTTTGCCCAGAGTGTGATCGAAGAGTAGTTCCATTGTGTGATATTTAAGGTGCTGTCAGAGACGGCTTACGCCATCTGAAACTTCGCTTACGCTCGTTTCGTTTTCTTAATTTACGCTTACGCAAAGCAAAAAATTAACGGTGTACGCATATGTGTGCCCTGTGGTAGATGAGCAGTCACAATTCGGCTATTTCTAGCCGAACCGACTTGAACCCTGTGGTGAGTTCGCAGTCACTATACATCGCTACCGTGGTTGGGCGGTTGTGCTGTACCCATTTGCTCATTCATTACAACGCGAGCCTACCAAACCCTTGTATAATAGTTCTTGGTAAACCTGAGGATTAACTTTTTCTAAGAGCCCCATCATTTTTTGCCGTTTGCATCTAAGGATTCACCTGTCGCTTGTTAGCCGCATTTCCTTGCTCACTGGTTGCGATGCTATGTTTGCCTGTTGGAAATTTTTAAGAAATTGTAGTTTGCCTATCGCACTTGTTTATATGAGTTTTCTTTCTAGGTCAATCTTTTTGGCTTTAAATACCAAGATGCGAAAATATCACGTGGTACACACACCTGGAACTTTTGGTAATTTCCTTGCTTGGTTGATCGACTGCTATCAGAACAAAGAAATACAAGATTCTCCGTTTCTAGGCAGTGGAAACAGTCACGGCAGGACAAAGACGACAACCAGTTGGGATATAGTCATGCCGCAGTACATGGAAAAATACATGAATAATGACGTGGACGGTGCGACGCTGATAGGGGTCACATATCAAAGCAAATATTTCCCATACCTGCTACACGCCAGCCTTGATAGGACCAACACCGGACAGTATGGAGATAGTGGTGTGGCGTACGCAGAGAAAGATTTTTACGGTTTTGTGAAAAAGCACGAAGCATTGTTGGAAGATGGCAGTGTCTGGATGATGGAATACCTTCCCAGATTGAAGGAGCACTTCGATTTTGAATGCACGGAGCAAAATCCCACTGTTCCTCGGTTGGTTCTCCGTAACCTTCTGTGGTTGAACATGGCATCAGAAAGTAAGCACGTATGGACCACAACAAATCAAAGGATAAAATCATCGGACCATTCGAAAATTGACATGGAGGACATACTAGATTACAACAGGCTACGTAATTACTTGGGTAACTTGTTTGGTCATGATCTGGATTTCAGCGGAATACACAAAACTTTTTTAGATCGCAATAACTCGTTGAAGGAATACAGGACAGCGATGGGCATATTAGACGCAGTGGACAAAAATAAAAATATTATCATTGAGAAAATGAGTGTGGTGGGCGAATGCATAGTGATGTGGTATCTGGAACGCAAATACTTCGACATCAGTTTCTATAATCTGCCATTCCGATTCGCCACAACCGGCGAGATTTTAGAATACGTGGCACACTATCCAAAGTACATGAAAAATCCAAACAAATATTATCAGACGCACTGGAGAGATTTCAATAATGGATAAGACGAAATTATGTTTCTCAACAGGCATGCACGGACATTTTGTGGAGCATCTGATGTACTGCTATATTGAAGGCAAGGTTCTGCCGCTGGACTTCAACCAGAACGGAAACGCACACAACAGCAGACACGGAGATGACCCGCTGTTAGGCAACAGGAAAGAAGTAGTGTCGTGGGATCTCACCAAACACGAACACTATCACAAGTTCGAAGATAACGATAAAATATTCGGACTGGTGTTCGAGGACAGACAGGAATTCTATTACTGTTACAGGAGGAGCCTCGATGCGGCCGGAGACATCAAAGGTTCTGGTATAAAATTGATGTCTGATAACGTGCATGAATGGGTGAGACAAAGGTTGGTAGAGACAAATTTATTGAAAGATGCCACGACCATGTACAACTACCATGAGACGTCGGGAAAGATACCGCGTTGGATCTTGAGGAATTATATTATTTTTAATTTGATATCGTACCAGGAACACGCCATTTGGAAGTCAAACAAACAAATCATGAATCTAGCAAAGTATGTTATGAACTTAGATGACATATTTGACTACAACAGATTAAAGTCTAAGTTAGACAACTGTTTCGGTGGCAATCTGGATTTCAAAGAACTTCACAACAATTTCTTAGATGCTAACTTGAACCGTTCAATCATGGAAAAAGAAAACCAAATCCTTAAGGCGATAAAGCGAGGTGCTTCTATGTCGCTCAAAGGGTTGGATGTTGTTTCAGAGGCGAGGATATTATACGAAGTAGAACGTAGACATTTTAACATTCCTTTCCTAATACATGACAAGTTTTACGAGGACACCAGAGAAATACACGAATACATAAAGCACTTTCCGAATTACCTTAAACAGCCAAATAAATTGTTTGGGGAATACGGATACGCACCACCTAAGGAAAAATCCAAATGAGCAACTGGACATTCAAACACAAGGAAATAACAGAACTGCCTGCTGAAGTAGTAGGCTTCGTGTATGAGATAACCAACACCACAAACGGAAGGAAGTACATAGGTAAGAAACTGGCAAGGTTCAAGAGATCTCGTCCACCGTTAAAGGGAAGAAAGAACAAGCGTAGGTACAAGGTTGATTCTGACTGGCAGGACTACTACGGATCAAGTGACGATCTCACCATTGATGTGAACAAACTTGGCAAAGATAAATTCACAAGAGAAATACTTTTCTTCTGCTATTCGAAAGCGGAACTTTCTTACATAGAAGCACGAGAACAATTTGCTCGTAAAGTTTTAGAATCAAACGATTACTACAATGGTCACATCCGTGTGAGGGTACACGGCAAAGGAATCCTCAAGAAATAAAAAACCCCCGACTCGCTAAAGCCGAGGGTTAGTAGAATTGCAATTCAATTATCGTTATCCCGCTGTTTTAGCCGCGTTCTTAACTTCTTGAATTTCTTTTCTTCTTGCCTTGATCAATTTAGCCAAGTTTGCAAGTGCTTTTCTGGCTCTAGTAGCCGAAGCCTTTACACCCTTGTCTACGAACTTACCATTCTCTTCTGAGTAAGTTTGTATCTCTGTCATGATCTGCTCGTGTGTTTCATTTGACATAATTTACGTCCTTCCTTTATTGTCGTACGATAACATTAATTAACGTCATTGTAATTAAAGCACGTATGAACTGGGTCTGTCAACAGGAAAATTACACAATAATGTCAACATCATTGGCATAATTGGTAAAACCATTCTCTTTTACAACTTTTAGTACGCTATTCACCCTGCTTACTAATTCGTCCTTGTGTGATATCAGGAATATGTTCTTCTTTTGCGTCCTACTCATGTCTTTCAGTACAGCCATCGAACTCTCAACACCGGATATGTCCATACCAGCGTCCACCAACTCATCAATGAACAGCAAGTTGATCTGTTGATAAAGACTTTCCCAAACATCTCGGAACGCCCAACTCAAACTCAATATCAGTCTATTTCTTTCACCCCTGCTTAAATTATCAAAATCCAATTCTCTGCCAAGTTCCTCGATACGCACACTCAAGTCTGATTGGAACGTGACTGTGTGTGGCAGTTTCACTTTGCCTAGGAAGTATGCCAACCTCTGGTTTAGGTATGTCAAGTTCTGTTCTATGATCCTTGTCCTTATGAATGAATCTTTCGCAGTCAAAAGTTTGTACAAGAAGTCCTGGTGCCTGTGTAGGTCCTCCAATTCGTTTGCCTTGTCGTAGTCTATTTTCTGTATCGCTGATTTCTTCATTTCCGCTATCTGCTCCGCATAAGTGTCCTCGGACTTCTCTGTTCTTTCCAACTGTCTCTTTAAGTCTTGTAAAGATCCTTTGTGATTGTATGCTTCGTCTATTGTGTCATAATATGTTTCTGGTATGTTACCTAGATCTCCCACCTCGTCTATGCCCTGTTGTATATTTGCAAGATCAGTTTTCAGTTTGGTCACGTAGTCTGTTGATTCTGTCAGTTGCACTTTCAACTTGTCTACCAGGTGTGTGTGCTTGTCATCGTGCAGTTCCTGTTCACACGTTGGACATTTCTGTTGTTCCGCGTATTCGAGATCCGCATTTGTTTTTGTCACGGTGGTTTCTGCTTTTGTCAAACTGTTCTCGTGGTATGCTTTCTCTTTTTCCAAACTTCTCAACATAGTTTGAAGTTCATTTCTCTTCTGTAATTTCTTGTGTTTTTCGATCTCTATCTCACTGTCCACTTTTTCCAGTTCCGCTATTGCTTCTTTGAAATTTGTTATATCATCTTCTTTCTGTTTCGCCCAGGCGTTTGATCTTATCTGCAGGCTTTCTATAGACTCCTGTATCTTTTCATTGCTGGCAACTTTTGCGTCTATTTTCATTTTCTCTTCAGTGAGCATTTGTTTTGTTGCCTTTTGTTTTTCTTTTAGCAGGTCTGCTTTCTGTGATAGCAAAGTAATACCTAATAGTTGTTCTATGATTTCCCTTTGTTCTGCCTGTTTGGTGGACAGGAACGGTTGTGTGTAGGTGTTCAGTGCTATGATGTTCTTGAACATGGAATGGGTCATGCCCATCAGTTTGTTGATCTCTACCTGTGTCTCCCTGTTCTCACCTTGTGCTTCGTTGCTCTCGCTGTTCTGTTCAATGTCGTTGGCATAGAATCTGAATATCTGTGGTTTACGTCCTCGCTCGATCGTGTATGTGACTCCGTTCTTTATGAACTTGACGCTGACCAACATACCCTTCTCGTTGGTCTTGTTGACCAGATTGTCTCTCCTGATGTTTGTAAGTGCTTCACCAAAGAACACGTAACTCAATGCGTTTATGATAGTGGTCTTACCCGTACCGTTCCTGGCACCGGCGTCATCACCTCCTAGGTCCATGTTCTCACCAATAACAAGAACCAGGCTTTTGTTTGAGAAGTCAATGGCCTGGGCCTGGTTGCCCACACTCATGAAGTTCTTTACCGTTAGTTCTTTAATCGTCAGCAAGTTGTTTCCTCTTCCATTCCTTGTAGCCTTTCAGCCATTCTTCCTGTGTTGGTGGATTTTTGAACATGTCAAATATCTGTGCTTTAGACATGGTCGGTTGTTCAAAATCACCCTTCAACACTTTTATCAATTTCTTTTTACTAATTCGTGACATCTAGATCGTTGTAAATTGCTGTTAATACGTTCTTGTCGTACACTTCCGAGTCCACCCCCTGCAACTGCTTGATGACTATTTGATCAACGCTGTCAAATTTCTGCACTTCTACCAGTGGTTGTTGTGCGTTGTCCACCTGTTCTGGGATCAGTTGCAGTTCTCTCAATTGGTATTTGTCTATGAATGTTTCCCTCACGAAGTTTGCTTCTTCGTAACTGATTTTTATATCTAATGTTACCCTCACATACATCTTTGGTTTTAGGTACTTGTCTGGATCTTCCAATAGCTCTGAAACTTTTATTGTGATATATCTTGGCATCTCTGGCCAATTCACAAATTTTGGTTCTCCCCCATATTCCAGGATCATCATGCCCCGATCGTCGTCCCAGGCATCCGCGTAGTTGTGTGGGAAGGCGTTGCCCATGTACGTCACATTCTTCATGTACTGTCTCTTGTGGAAGTGTCCGGAGAACACCTTGCCACAGCCTGCGAAATGATCCGTCTGTATTCCTCCCACGTCCGGCATCTCTACCATGGCGTTCATCTTGAAGTACGGCAGTTCGAAGTGACCAAACACATACTTCTGTTTCATCTTTTCTATCTTTTTCCATTCGTCTTCTACTATCCACGGCAGTATGGCAACGTCATCTTCTACCAACCACTCGTTGACTATGTGTATGTTAGGAATATTTCTTATGTACTCCATTGAGTTAATTTCTCTCTTGTCTCTGTAATATAGATCGTGATTGCCCATTATGACATAAACCTTCTCAAATGCTTTGCTTAACCGTTCCATGTTCGAAACTGTGTAATTCATTGTGGATACGTTTGTTGCTGATCTGTGGTGGTGCCAGTCACCAAGGAATATGCAGGTCTCACATCCGTGCAGTTTGGCCTGTTCTATGAACCATATCACGAATGCCTCGCAGTCGTCGTTGTGTATACGACTGTTGCCTTTGAGTCCAAAGTGTATGTCTGTGAAACACGCTACTTTCTTAAAAAACATCTTAGTATTTTACCATTTCTTTTTCACCACCGGTTTGTGATTGGTCATGTCTATCTTGTTCTTGAATTTTATGTCGTCGAAGTCTTCAGAATCAAGTTTGCCTTTCTTCTTCAAGGTCTTGTTCAGTTTTGCTAAGGTCGTTTTGTTGACTGCGTGTACGTCGCCGTGTGCTGTCTTCATTCTCTTCTGATATGACGGTCCTGCTGTCTCGTTCTCGTTCTGTCTCGTGAAACTAGGCATCATGCCGTTGAACTCCAACAGGTCGTCTCTGATCGCTTGATTCTTCTTTTCAATGTTCAGTATCCTGGTGAAACTGTTGGTGATGGCCGCCGTGTAGTATGCGAAAGGGTTGTCTGATTTGGATTCATCGAACTGTAGTCCTATCTGTGATAGTTGCATCAATGCCTGAGACTGCATCTCATCATTGTATGTGTAACCTCTCCAGTTGGCCCTTGTACCATAACGTTCACAAAGTTTCATATACATCATGGCCAGTTGGTTGGTCATCTTGCCATGATCCGCTGAGAAATGTCCGTTATTCATTCCGCCTATCCAGTGGCTCTTTCCCACACAGACTAACTTGCCTTTGTTGTCAAATTTATAATGCTGAAACGGAGGGAAGTTCACCTTTGCGTGATGATCCGCGGTGCTCTTTGGATTCTTCTTACGTTCGTCGTCCATTGGTATGTGGTCAAACATCATGACCCTGAATATCAGGTCCGTCTTCTCTATCTTCCTGGGACTGACTGTGTAGTCCACTAGTTTTATCTTCTTCAGTCCAGATACCTTGGCCGCCTCCCACGCCTCCTGTGTCAGCCTCTTGGCCTTGTTCTTCTTTGCGTCAGACACCGTGCGTATGTTGATCTTCTTGAGGTTGGGCACAATTAGGTCATACTGTGCGTCCTCGGGTGCGACATATGAGCAGTAGGTGTTCTTGCTGGCGTGTATCTGTGCCAGCAGATCTCGGTTGTTTAGGTACTTGACTCTCTTCATAATTTGTTCTCTTTATATTGTGTTGATTCGTGCCGTATGGCGAATTAAGTGTGCCTAAAATAATGCCTATAAATATAGTTAAAGTATACGAAATTTTACAAAGGAAAGCAACCATATAATGGCATTCGGAAACATAGGCAAGATAGTCAAGAACGTGGGAGGGGGCATATTCAACAGGACCCTGGGCAGGCTCACGGGTGCTGGTATTTCCACAGACAGTAGGATCGTAAATGCGAGAGCCAAATGGTCTGGCAGGAACGACAAAAAAGACTGGCGTGTGAGACTTCAAGTACCACCAGGAGATTTACAGAAGTTTTTCGATTTTGACAATAATCCTATTATGAAACCACTTGCGGATTCACAAGGAATATTTTGGCCGTTGACACCAACTATGATTGTACAACACAGTGCAAACTACAATCCCATGGATCAAGTGCATAGCAACTTTCCACATCAAGCATATCAAAATTCACAGGTAGATTCCTTCAATGTTATTGGAGAGTTTCCTGTACAGAACTCCGAGGATGCCAAGCACTGGGTAGCAACGGTAAATTTCTTAAGGACAGCCACTAAAATGTTTTTTGGACAAGAAGGAGGGATCGATGGACTGAAAGGTAATCCGCCACCTATCTTGCACTTCTATGGTTATGGTGATCACATGTTCAACAAGGTACCTGTTGTCATGAACACTTTCAACGTGGAACTGAGACCAGGAATTGATTACATTTCTACCAAACAAGAAAATACTCCATACAGAGAATTGAACGGTCCTGATGCTGGATTTGAGCAATCAGTAATAGCGGGGGAATCTCAGACCTGGGCACCAACGCTGTCAAACATTTCTGTAATGTTGACACCTATCTACAGCAGAGATTCGATCAAGAATTTTTCTATGAAAAAATTCGTCAACGGAGAGTTGAACGGTAAAGGAACAAACGAGGTAGGATTTATTTAATGGCCAAGTACTCAAACACATCACCATATTTTGAGACAAGCGAGATTGCAAACTATCTTGACGTGTTAAATCCAAGGACCATAACTGCGGAGGACGACGACCAGAGTTACACAGTAGAAAGGACTTACGCCTACAGACCAGATCTTTTGGCCTATGACTTATATGGCTCACCTAGGTTGTGGTGGGTTTTCGCACAGCGTAACCCAGACCAGATAGAGGATCCCATCTACGACTTCAAACCGGGAGTGACGGTTCAACTGCCAAAGAAAGAGAACCTGCTCAAAGACTTGGGGATATAACCCATGGCACCAATCAATTACGTGAAGAAGAAATTAGACAAGGAGAAATGGTCTAACTACGAGAACGCCGCCTACGCAAGGAAGGATAGCATCAAGCAACTTCCGTTGAATCCTGATCCAAATGTATTACACCAGTTCGCCTCATACAACACACTGTTCACGCTGTCTGCTCTCAGTTCAACAGAGATAAGGAACCCGAAACAGTTCTTCCAGGGCAAGCCACACGACATCATCGCACAGAGTGGTGGCATAGGACCAGATGCCAACAGGAACGACAAGCCGGCCTTCGAGCAGGAGAACCAGTTCACGGATGAGACAAAGAAAACAATAATAAAGAACCAAGGCCTCCGAGATGCGTTGGGCAGGGCGACCACAGAGTTCATGAAGAACAATGACCTCTATTTCAGGAACGTGGAGATGACATCCGTACCAGGTTACAATGAGAAGAGGCGTCTGACCAGTGTCACTAACATAAAAATGGAATTGGTCGAACCCGCAGGCATCACACTACTCGAGAAAATCAAAGCCGCCGCGGCCAACAACGGTTACTTGGATCACTTAGACGCACCATACATGCTCACGGTTGAATTCAAGGGTTTTGATGAGAACGGAAAACAAATCAAAGAGAACAACGATTACGTGAAGAGGGTGATACCGATCAAGATCATGACGATGGACATAGATGTGAACCAGGCAGGCTCTTACTACACAATACAGGCGATACCCTACAACGAGTTCGGCTTCACTAACGTGTACATGTATCCTAGGACCAGCGGAACTCTATCATCCACCACGAAGAATTTCAAAGATGCTGTGGTAGATCTCCAGAGAATACTGAACGAGCAAAATCAAGACGAGAAGGTCAGGCAATACAATCAATTCCCGGACCAATATGACATCTCGATAAGCCAAGACCTGGATCCGGACACGCAACTATCTTTCGACCTACTGTCACAGGTGGGCATGTCAGAGACCAGAACCCTTCAGGAGCCAGGCAGTGATGCGTTCAAATTGGATTACTTGAAATTCAGTTCAGAGACCAGCATATTGAAATTGCTGGAGGATCTGATGAGGACCCATCCCAAGTACGGGGCCAAAAGTTTCGAGGAATGGAGTGAAGCGGTCAGCAAACGAGGCACGGATAGATTCAATCCCAATGAAGGTCTATCAACATACTTCAAGTACTTCCGTATACGTACCAGCATAGAGCCCACGCCGAACTTTGATGAGATCAGACAGACCAACGCCAAGATAATACGTGTCGTGGTAGAACCATACTACATCAGTGCCTACAACTTGGCAACGGCTGGCGTACACCAGGATAAAAATTTCCAGACCTATGTGGCCAAGGACTACAACTACATATTCACGGGCGACAACCTTGACATACAGAACCTAGACATCAACTACAAGGTGGCCTACTACCAATCGAGGTTGAAGGATCTTGAGGCCAGTGAGAGCAGGACCTTCACTTCGGATAACACGGCCCAGAGCGAGGACACGGGCACACCTACCAACAGGCAAAAATGGGGACCATTTGATTATCTGCCGACCAAGACCGAAACCGGACTGTACAAGACCTCTAACAGTGGTAGGACAGCCAAGAGTGACGCAAGGGTTGACCAGTTTTTTGATGCCATCACCAATCCAACTGCTGACATGGTGGTCATCAGGATGGACATACTGGGTGATCCGGCCTGGTTGGGACAGAGCCAGTTCATTCCACCCACTCCGGTGAACAGCAACGGCAGTTCCGTAGACAACAATATCGAGTTCTTCAGGGGAGGAGAAAAAGACAACATATGGAATCCAACGCTGAGATGTTTCAATATGGACGTGGCAGAACCTGTGATCAACTTGACATTCAAAACGCCACAGGATCTTAATGATCAGACAGGCGTGTACGAGTTATCATCGGAGCGACAGGCGGTGTTCTCAGGCCTCTACAAGGTGTTCCAGGTGCAACACAACTTCACCGATGGCAAGTTCACACAGACTTTGACGATGACACGTTTCAACAATCAGGACCGTAAAGTGACACAGACCAGCAACGAAAAAATCGTCAAGAAAAACGGTGTAATAACTAGTGTAGGCTCACACGCCGCATTTGGTAATGCTTGGCAGAGAGTCATAGACAAGAAAATTATCAATGACCCCAATGGATTATCATAATGGCAAGTAAAGATTATTTGAAAGGACACGCATCCACCGCCAAGGCACCGGGCAACGACACGCAGTGGTCAGGTGAAAACGCTGGACCATACATAGGTGTTGTGAAAAACAATACCGATCCATTGAAGATGGGCAGGCTACAGGTGAACATACCCAGCCTCAGCAAAACATCAGATCCTGTCAGCGGAAATCTCATAACCTGTGAATATCTTTCGCCGTTCTATGGTGCGAAGGATGTGAGGTATAATCTTCCGGGATCAACCAAGTACGAACACAGCCAACACAGTTATGGATTCTGGGCGGTACCACCGGACATAGGCACAAGGGTGCTTGTGATATTCGCTGAAGGTAAAATGGACCAAGCGTTCTGGATAGGTTGTGTACAGGAGCCTTTGGTCAACCACATGGTTCCGGGCATAGCGTCCAGTGAGAAGACCTGGGACAAAAGCAGTGGTGGCCCAGCAGGACAATTCAGTTCAGATGTGGACAAGATGGACACGTATGGAACAAAAGTTGTTCCGTCAGGAGAAATCAACAGGAGCATACCGGGTGTGACAGCAACCAACTATGATAGCCTCAACAAGCCAATACACCCGATGGCAGAGGTATTACAGAAACAAGGACTGTCGGAGGACACCATAAGGGGGACAACAACCAGTTCGGCTAGGAGAGAGACGCCTAGCAGTGTTTTTGGAATCAGCACACCAGGACCTATAGACAAGACAACCACACAACAAACTGTGGGAACAAAAGATACTAACAAAAAAGATTTTGTGACAAGAAGGTCAGGACACACATTCGTGATGGACGACGGAGACACAAATGGCAACAACCAATTGACAAGATTAAGGACAGCATCCGGACATCAGTTACTGATGCATGACACACAAGGAATTGTGTACATAGCCAACGCTTCAGGAAACGCCTACATAGAGATGCAGGCAAATGGAAGGATAGACGTCTACTCTGGTGTTGGTGGTATAAACTTACGTACGGAGGGAGATTTCAATCTTCATTCAGATTTGAATATCAACATGCACGCCAACGGACAGATCAGGATGAGTTCTGCCAAGGAGATGATACAGAGTGCTGACGCAGTTGTTACTGTAGGAGACAAGGCTATCCTTCAAAGTTCTCCGGCGGGAGGCATACAGAACTACGCTTTGAATTCTATCAGTTCTTACACTCCAGGTGCTCAACTGCATGGAGCACTAGGACAGTTCCACGTACAGGGTGGTAGGATTGATTTGAACCTTCCAATGGGAGGTGTAGGCGACGATGGCGAGCAAGGTATAGCCAAGTGGGGACCACACTGGTTGAACGCAGAGAAGGTCGGTATGAATCTCAGAGAAGAGGGAGATGTGGAACTGGCACAGAAAGGACTTAAACCATTACAGGAATTCACAAGGAAGACCAAGACCACAGTTCACAGGTTGGTCACACACGAACCCATGTTCCGAGCAAGTGTGATTAGTGGTGATGGTGTGATACCTATCGACGCTGATGACAAGAAACAGTGGTACAGGAACGCAAACACACCAGGCACACCGGAATTCATAAATCAGCAGAACAGGGTAGATGCCAACAGCACAATTAGAGACGCACAGTACCAAGCGGACGCATTACAATATGTGAAACAGAAAATAGGCAACAGCACAGACGCCGCCAAAGCCAAAGAGTTGTTGACCGAATTTGGATTGAAGTACAATGAGATATACGGAATTACACAGAAAATAGATCTGCCATTTGACATAAAGGACAGCATCACAGAGAAGATCAAGGGCATAGAGTTCAACTCAGACATCAAAGATCTGACCAACACCCTCACATCTCAGGTGGTGAATGTTTTGTCAGGCAAGAGCACGGAACTGTTTAAAGACAACGTGTTCGTCAACCAAGCAGGTGAGTTGTTCTCACTCGCCGGGGATACCAACAAGACGGCCATTGGGGCAATTGACGTGGCCAACAAGACACTCAACACCATAGACGGATTGAAAGGTAACCTGAAATCAGGCGATGTGATAGGAACCATAGGCACGCTCAACAGCATAACGCAGAACTACACCACTGTGGTCGGAGGCAAGATCCTTGCCATGGACTCGATCAAGAAGTTTGCGACGGCGAAAGGATTGTTCAACGCCAGAGATGCCGCCATGGGCAAACAGACATTCCTACAGAACGTTGGCGGAAATATAGCGTCCAAGATAGGAAAACTGCCTGGTGCCCAAGGGATAAAGAACTTCTTTGGTAAGTTTAAATTTTAGGGAGTAAATATACAATATGGCATATGGAGATTCAGGATCAGGAGACCTATCAAATAAGTCAGTGACCTTCAAGGGTTTCAGTTCACGTGCGGACAAGCGTAACTTCAAACTTTACGACTTCGAAGTGGCCAAGCAGGACCTCATCAACAGGTTATCGATACGTAAGGGCGAGAGGGTTGAGAACCCGGAGTTCGGCACCATAATATACGATGCCATATTCGAACCATTCACAGAAGCGTTGAAGGACGCCATAGTTGACGACATCACTGCCAATCTCAACGCGGATCCACGCATCAGTACACAGGAGATCTTGGTAACGGAAGCGGACAAGGGCATAGCCATACAGGCCACAATCACATATGTGCCTTTGAATATTACTGAGAAACTACGTTTCAACTTCGACGAGAATTCACTGCTACGCCTATCTTAAAGTACGCACTTAATTTAATATATAAATATCCATACAAACAGTATGGCCACTACAGATAGACAGAACAGATTATTAGTCGCGGAAGATTGGACAAAGATCTACCAGGCTTTCCAACAGGCTGATTTCAAGAGTTATGATTTTGAAACTCTACGTAGGACAATGGTGGCCTACCTACGTGAGAACTACCCGGATGATTTCAATGATTTCGTAGAGAGTTCTGAGTACGTGGCATTAATTGATCTGATAGCCTACATTGCACAAGCACTTTCTTTCAGGGTCGACTTGAACGCAAGGGAGAACTTCCTTGAAACAGCGGAAAGAAGGAATTCAGTTTTAAGGTTAGCGAGACTAATCAACTACAACGCAAAGAGAAACAGACCCGGCACAGGATTATTGAAGGTTGATTCGATATCCACAACACAGGATGTACAGGACAGCACAGGGACAAATCTAGCAAATCAAAATATTATTTGGAATGATTCTGCCAACGCAAACTACAGAGAGCAATTCACTGCCATACTGAATGCGGCAAACCAGACAGGACAACTGTTTGGCAATCCAAGGGAGTCTGGCAAGATAGGCGGCATAGACACAGACGTATACACACTCAGTTCTAATCAATTGGATCTCCCAGTTTTCGACTTCCAGAAATCGGTAGGCGGTGTTTCTCGAAATTTTGAGATAGTGCCTAGCACAATAAGTGAATCGGAATCAATATACGAGTCATCACCAGTGTCTGGTACAGGACTGACGTACACATATAGGACAGATGGAGCAGGGGACAGTTCTAACAACACAGGATTTTTCTTCTTGTTCAAACAAGGTTCGATCGAGTATCAAGATTTCACAGTAGATACCAGTGTCACTAATTTTATCAAGAGTATTGACACACCAAACATCAACGACACAGATGTTTGGCTATACAAATTAGACCAGTTCGGACAGTTGTCTGAGAATTGGACAAAAGTTCCTTCGCTCACAGGTAACAACGCAATTTACAATTCTTTGGCAAAGACTGAAAGAAACATTTACAATGTCGTGACGAAAAACAATGATGCAATTGATCTTGTGTTTGGTGATGGCAACTTCTCCAACCTACCTCTAGGAAACTTCAGGGTATATTATAGGACAAGCGACAACACCAAGTATGCGATACAATCAGCAGACATGCAGGGAATACAATTGACGGTTCCTTACACTGACGCCAATGGAGCACAACAATCACTAGCAATGACTGTGAGCCTCAAGTCCAGCGTTTACAACGCGGCGGCCACAGAATCAAATGATTCAATAAAAGAGAAAGCGGCACAGGTCTACTATTCTCAGAACAGGATGATCACTGCGGAGGACTACCAAGTGGTTCCATTATCTGCGTCACAAGAGATTGTCAAAGTTAGATCTATTAATAGATCAGCATCTGGGATATCAAGAGCAAAAGAAATTGTTGATCCAACAGGGGCGTATTCAAATGTCAGTGTCTTTGCGGAAGACGGAATACTTTATAGGGAAGAATCAACACAGCAGTTCACATTCACTTTCAACAACAGAAGTGACATACAGTCAACCATAGACAAGTCTGTTGAAGCAAAATTAAAAGAAGCGTATGCTAGAAATTTCTACTATTTGAAATATGCCACAAAAGATGTGAGCACACTTTCAGCAACTTGGAATTCCACAACAACATCAACAAATACGAATACCGGTTACTTCACGTCAGGCGGAGCACTTGTGATAGGTGATTACGCTACCTCAAATATGAAGTACGCAAAACCAGGAGCACTCGTGAAATTCACTTCCCCAGACACCAGAGAATTCAAGAACGGAACATTAGTGACTTCAGGCACAGACGAAGCAGAAGATAGACTATGGGCCAAGATAGGTGCTGTAGTTTTAGATGGAGCAAACAGCGGTACCGGTAACTTAGAATCTGGTGTTGGTCCTGTGACATTAGCGAACATAGTGCCGAATGGTTCTGTTATAAATGCAATTATACCTAATTTGACAACGTCATTCTCTACAACATTAGAAGCAGATCTTATTGACAGGATAGAGGCATACGAAGAATTTGGATTAAGATATGATGTTGACACAGAAACTTGGAAAGTAATAACTTCAACAAATCTAAGCACCAGTTCAGATTTTAATCTTGCTTCGGCGGGATCTACTGCTGGTACTAACAGTGACGCAAGTTGGTGGTTCAAGTTTACAAACGACGGAAACACTTACACAGTACAGTACAGAAAACTAGATTACATTTTTGAATCAGAGGGTCAAAACAAATTCCATTTTGATTCACAAGAAAAAATCTATGATTACAAAACAGGCAAGAGTGTCAAGGATGTGGTCAAAATTCTAAAAACAAATAGTATTGTGTCTACAGGTAACAGCATTGGTTATCCGATAACGTGGCAAGTTACTGATGTGATCACAGAATCAGATGGTTTCCAGGACAACAGGAAAGT